CACATTATGCACAAGCTTCAGTTGTAGGAACTTTGTTCAATAATGTTAATATATCAAGGCCTGATTGGGCTGACGGTGCTGAATTACTCAGCATTGTTGTTTTATCAATCATACTACTTTTAATATCGAGGTGGAAATATGGAATTATTCCTAACATTGGTATTATTTACGGTTTGTATTATACTTCGATGTATGTTTTCCAAAGAGAAAATATATTATTGGACGCTTCTTTTCCTATTGTCAGTGTGGTTATTGTTTATAGTATTGGTTATACGCTTAAATTTCTATCTGAATTAAGACAAAAACTACAAATTAAAAAACAATTTGGAACTTATCTATCACCAGCTCTTGTAGAAAAACTACAAAAGAATCCTGAGTTACTTAAACTCGGTGGTGAGACACGAGAATTATCAATTATGTTTTCAGATGTTCGTGGTTTCACAACCATATCTGAACACTATGGAAAAGATGTTCAAGGTTTAACTCAAATTATGAACCGTTATATGACCGCTATGACACAAAAAATACTTGATAACAACGGAACACTTGACAAGTATATTGGTGATGCTCAGATGGCATTTTGGAATGCCCCACTTGATGACAGAGACCATGCTAAAAATGCTGTTAAGACAGCTCTTCAAATGTTGGAAGACTTAAGGAGTTTTAACCATGAAATCTCAAAAGAAGGTATCCCGCCGTTCGGTATGGGATTGGGTATTAATTCTGGCGATGTGGTTGTGGGTAATATGGGCAGTTCTCAGCGCTTTGACTATACTTGTTTGGGCGATAGCTGTAATCTCGCATCAAGGTTAGAGGGTCAAAGTAAAAATTATGGTGTTGAATTAATCATTGGTAAAAGAACCGCAGATTTAATACAAGATGAATATGATGTTGTTGAATTAGATACAATTGCTGTAAAAGGTAAAACACTAGGTGTCAAAATATATACAGTGACACCTATGCCAGATAAAACAGAACATAAAAAGTTCTTAAGAGCATATTATGCTGGTGAATGGAAAACGGCTTTACTAATGACAGGTAAATTAAGAATACAAAATTCTCAACTAATTAAATATTATGATTTAATGGCAGAAAGATTAAAACAAGGTGTTCCTGCTAAATGGGATGGAGTATATCACGCTACTTCGAAGTAGAATCTTTTCCTTTTTTTCTTTCTTCTTCTTCTCGTAATTGTAGGATTGTATTGAGTTTTTGATTAAGGCGAATAAGGTCATTATCTAACATACGAACTCTATCAATTAAATCAATTAATATCTTTTGTGCATCACCGATAACTGGTGCAACTTCCTCAGTTACCCATTTCCAAATAAAGTAAATGAAGTAACCAAGGCCGAAGACTGCTATGATTGGAAAACCATAGTTTTGTATTAATTCTGCTATATTATCCAATTCAATAAAAATCCTATAATCAATCCAAGAGCGAATGATATAAACATATCTTTATCATACCATAAAGGTGTTTTGGGTAATCTTTTTATTTGTTTTTTCATTGTAATTCTACTTGTTCAAATTTATCATATGGTAATTCTGAAAAATCTCCATTATGCCAATCAATATGTATCATATTAGGATATTCTTTCATAAAATACCAACAGCCAGGAATATATAGTCCGTCTATTCTTTGTGCTGATGCTTTCATATATCCTTTTGGTTTATCTTCACATTCTGTTTCTTGTGATAGTACCACTCTTAAACCATCATATATGTACATTACTAGCAATGGTTCTAAAGCATTAACTGTAAGAGTCCAAAATAATAATATTAGTAAAGTTATCTTTTTCATAATGTATAATCCTGATTATTTTCTTTTTCAGGTTTAAAAATATCCAATGGCCATTCTACTCTTAAACCATCACCATCAATAAAGTTTACCATAGGAAAAACTTTGTAACCTGGTATTTTAGGGGCATCAGCAACACTAGGAACATCATAACAACCCTCATAAACAATATTTGCTTCATTTGTGGTTGCATAACCTCTGTATGGATATTCTTTACTATATTTTGATAATTGGCAAGATTCGTGGGTGAGAACAATATAACCTCCAGCATCATTGGCGGCGTAAACCTCAAGGGTTACTGGATCGGCTGCAGAATCTAGCGCTAACAATAGCGCCACTAAAAACATTTGTATTTTCATGGGATTAATCCTTCCGAGCGTCATTCTTTCCGTCAGCTCGAGCAATGCGATTGATATCTGGTTTAACACCTAGAGCGGACGACATAAGAGTGTCTATGCGAATAACATCGTGATTCATAGTTTTTACACGATTGTCTAATGCTATAATAATGCCACTCAGACGCTTGACAGAATCAGTCACATCTGATAGAATAAATTTCAATGTTAAAAAAACAAAATAACCGGCAGCCATTGCAGCTGCAATTGGAAATCCTACATCGGTTACTAAACTTAAAAAGTCCATGTTTGCCTCATTATGCTTGACTTTATGTCCTATTTATGTTAATATGCCTAAATAATAGGTATATTACAATTATGAAACATTTAAATTATGGCTACTAAAAAACGCAGAAAACCAATGTCACCCGAACAACGAGAGGCTGCCGTTGAAAGATTAGCGGCTGCTCGTGAAAAACGACTTAAAGAAAATCCACCTGAATATAAAAACATAGCTGATAAAGTTCAGAACTTACCAGAAGACCATCCTTTATCAATGAAAAATGTTAAAGAATGGATTAAAGTCACACAAGATAAACTTGGTGCTTTAAAGGTTGCAGTTCGTCAGAATGTTAAAGGTGCGGCTGCTGAAACAGCATCACTTGAAGGATATATTCGTAACATGAAAATGTATTTGGAGAGTGGCGATTGGATTGATGATTTCTATGGCGAAAACATGGAAATGAAAATGGGTAGAAGATGTATTGCTATGGCCTATGATAAAGAAGGCAATCCAAAAAGAAGCATTGGTGTATTTTATGATGATATTGGATTGGAATGGACACAAGAACTTGACATTCAATCACGCACATAAATATTTGCCTCAATATAATTTTAAATTTGATATAATAATACTATGATAATTTTTGACTACAATCAGGTTGCAATCTCCAATCTGATGGAACATATTGGTTCTTCAAAAGGACCTGTCGATGAATCTATGGTTCGCCATATGATTCTTAATACAATCCGAACATATGTAAAAAAATACAAAGCGTCTCATGGTCCAGAAGTTGTTATCGCTTGTGATAATAAAAACTTTTGGCGTAGAGATTTGTTTCCTAACTACAAAGCGGGCCGTAAGAAAGCACGAGAAGCTTCAGGCCATGATTGGAATTCTATTTTTGATTGTTTGCATTTAATTAAAGACGAAATCAAAAATAATTCACCATATAAAGTTGTAGAAGTTGAAACATGTGAAGCTGATGATGTTATTGCTGTATTAGCTATGAAATATTCAGCAACACAAAGAGTTATGATACTTTCATCTGATAAAGATTTTGCTCAATTACAGAAGTTTAAAAATGTAGAGCAATACTCACCTATTATGAAAAAAGCTTTGATTGAACCATTACCAACGGTTCAACTCAAACAATTGATTATTCGTGGTGATAAATCAGATGGTATCCCAAATATTTTATCCAATGATGATGTTTTTGTTGAAGGTATTCGCCAACGACCAATCACAGAAGCTAAAATTATTAAATGGTTAAATCAGGATCCAAAAGACTTCTGTACCGATGAAATGTATAGAAACTTTACAAGAAATGAGATGTTAATTGATTTAACTAAAATACCCGAAGGATTAAAAGAACAAATCCTCGATGAATACGATAACGCTAAACCTAGTAATAGACAACAGTTTATGAACTACATGATAGCTAATCGCTTGAAAAACTTACTGGAGGTCATTGACGAGTTCTAATTATGTTACTATTTTCCGAAATATTTGAACAGATTGAAATAGCTGTTGATAAAAAAAGCCGTATTGAAATTTTACAAAAAAACGATTCTTTATCATTAAGAGAATTTTTTCGTTTATTGTATGATGATAATATTGAATTTGATGTAGAGATTCCTAAGTATAGACCAGCGATTGAACCAGCTGGACTTAACTTTACCTATCTTCATTCAGAAGTAAAGAAACTTTATCGTTTTATTAAAAATG